GGTGTTGAAAGGCTGTAAAATCCTCTTGACATATAATCTTCAAATTTCTTTGCGAAACCTTCTACTTTAAGGTATTTTTCAGCTTTATTGGCAATATCTTTAATCCTTTGCTCTGGAGTCTCTGTAATATAACCTCTTGATAAAAATGTACGACTCTCCTCGTTTAACCAATAATATTTCTTATAATCCATTTAAATTTTGTGTGTGTTTTGTTTAGAATAAATCGTCTTCAGTAATACTCTTACTTTTCTTATTATAGTCGATTTGTTTCTTGTAAAAGAAATCACCTTCTTTAGTTGAAAGTATTTCTACATCAAACCATAACGTCTTTTCAATCTCTTGAAAATCTACATCAAATACAGGTTTCATACCAATTCTTTGAAGGGAATTGTTAAATCTGTTTTGAATAAAATGTTGAATTGTGTTTTTTGATAGGAAGCTTAATTCACCCTTTTCAAAGATCCAGTCTAATATTTTACATTCGGCAGCATAAGCTTTCTTACATGCGGAATCAATTAATTGTTCGAACTCTTCGTCAAACCATTCTGGGTTTTCTGCTTTGATAATGTTAATAAGTTCCGAGCCAAAATTACCATGAATTTCTTCTTCCTTTGAAGTGGCTTCGACAACATTAGAAATACCTTTAAAAAGATTCTTTTCTTTGTTGAACGACATCATGATTAAGAATTGGCTAAATAAACTTACATGTTCAATAAATAAAGAGAATAGCAACACTGATTTAGTGTACATTTTGTCATCTTTACTTCTTGTTCCATCCAAGTATTTACTTAAATATGCGATTCTGTCTTTGATCGCCGGAATTTCGACAACGTGTTGAAACTCTTCTTCTAGACCTAAAACTCTCAGTAATTGCGCATAAGCGTCCTTATGTCTTACTTCTGATTCTGCGAAAGTCATTCCAACGTCACCAATTTCTGTGATAGGCATTCTTTTATAAAGATCTGCCCAAAAAGTTTTAACGTTGACTTCAATTTGTGCGATTGCTAGCATTGCACGTTTAATGACTTCTCGTTCCTCTGCTGAGATTTTAGTTTTAAAATCGTCTATGTCTGTTGTGAAATTGAATTCGGTATGAATCCAATAAGAGTGCCTAATTGCATCCTTATATGCTAAAAGAGATGGATATTCATAAGGCAAAATATTTACTCTTTTTTGAAAAATATTATTATTCATAAGAAATTTAGTTTGATCTTGCAATTGTTTTTTATATATTTAAGATGGTGAAAAAAGTCCCAAAAAAAGTTGATAATTTATTAACTTTCTAGTGACAAAATTTTCTTTTTGAGAGCTTCTGCCTTTGAATAATATTCATAGGATGCTTTCTTGTACACTTTTCTCTGATTGTATAAGTCAGATAATATTTTTTTCAAAATAGAATCTTCCTTCTTATACACTACACCGTTTTCACAAACAATTACATTTTTATCTTTGCGTTTTTCTGCAACTTTATTAGGAGTTACCTTTTCTATAAAGGCATCTGGCGAAATGTTAAACTGTCTCATAATAGAAGGGTACAGCGATGCATAGTCAAATGCAGAAACTCCTTCATAGAAACCAACCATTGGCTCTTTAACAAATGCACCGGCATATTGTGTATCTTTCTTGTTATCTTCGCGTGGTTCAGTACCAATTCTTTTATTTTCTTCAACCAACTTACGAGCAATTAACGCTTCAGTTACTGCAACAGGAGAAGCTGCTTTATATAACGGCATTTTTGTGATTGAAGCTAACGTTAATAATACTTCCATTGATTTTAATTTTTTATCAATGTAATAAACTAACACGGAGTCGACTACGTTATAGTACACATACTTTTGAAAGTTGTCTCTATATAAATCTTGCAATGAACCGTTATACTTAATTTTATTCATTCCAAGAACTTGGCCTGACACGTAATCTAATGCATTCGATTCTTTAACTTTAACTGATTTATCATATTTGTCGTACAGCTGCATGTAGTCAAGAATTCCCATGTGAAGTGGGCGTGAATCTTCTTGATCTAAAGCTGAAGTCATTGCAGCTTCTTTAATATCAATCTGTAAATGTTTGCAACGATTTACAATATATTGCCAGTCATAGTTAATAAAGTTCCAACCTGTCATCATTGGAAATTTAGGCATTAACTTCATTAAAAACGTATACAACATATCGTATTCAGTATTGAATTTCATATACTGAAACGTCCATTCTGGATCAAACTTTTTAAAGTATTCATTTGTATCATCTTCAATCTTTTGAATTTGTTTTGGAGTCAAATCTTCAAGACCTAATACAATTGCCTTTTTATTAGGTGTAATGATTGAAAATGTAAGAATGCGTGATTTAGCTTCTTCAGCTCTTGGAAAACCATCTACGATTTCAGTTTCAATATCGACGAAATATGTTTTAGGCATATTATATTCATAGATTTCTGCTTTGTCTTTTTCAGGTAAGCCATCCATGAAATAAACTAAAGAAAACTTATTGAACTGACGAGACTGCGAAAGTTTTACAGATTTACCATCCCAGTTTTTATATTCTCTATGAGCACTTCTATCTTTTGGATCGCACACATACCAATTTTTAAATTCGTTAATTGGATAACGTTTGAAAGACACTTCACCTTCTTTGTTGTAATAGGAAACAATTACTTCCTTCTCCCTTTGCTCAATATCTAATAGCATTTATGCGTTGTTTAAATTATGTTAGTTATATACAATGATTGATATTTGTTTACCCTTTTTCCATATAAATCCTGCATATTCACCTTCTTTACTATCATTTCTTTTAAATCTACCATTAACTATATGGTTTATCATCTGCGAACTTATTCCTAGGTTAGATTGAATTTCTTCTCTATTATTCCAAACATGTATTTCGTTTCCATTTAAATCGCACTGTATTATTTGCCTATAATTTTTAACAATATGTTTAGATGGATTTTTTTGAGTTCCAGTTTTTTTATAAATCCTAGGTTTAGATTGAATTAATTGATTTACGATTTCATTAAAAGACCATCTAAATCCTGCGGCATAGTTTCTATTACCGGAAGCCGCGGAATGTATGTTTCCAACTGAAGAATAATTTAATGCTTCGTTTGCGGCATATACGCTTTGAAAGGATTGAATATACTCCCCTTCCTTATTAAACATATAAACTGGAACTCTTCCCTTTAATCCAGTTTTAGGATTGTCATGTTGTACACAATATTCTTTGATTTCTTTTTTTGATAATAATCTATAATTAACCGCATTAGATTTTATAGGTTCTGCCAAAGAATCTCGTATTTCATTATATTTAGTTTGAATATCATTATCTAAAATATTTGCCATTTTATTAAAATACTCTTTATGCAATAATTTCCTAAGTTCTATCCCTTCTTCATATCTTCCAGAACGCATATACCATACTAATTTGTCTTGAAAATTACCATAAATTTTCCATAACAACCAATGCGCAATTTTATGTTGTCTGATGTCTAATTCTACTAAATTATCTTTTTCATCTAAACCACCTAAATATTTAGGAATAATATGATGTATTTCGGTGTGCTTTGATTTTATTTTATATTTACCTGAACAAAGATTTTCATATATTACAGAGTACATACGATAATAGGGATATATTTTTATTATATATCCCTAAGTTAAATGAAAATTTGATTGATTATTAATATCCGTCTCTTTGCCTTTGCTTATTGGCTTCAGCCTTTGCAAAATAGTAATTATAAGCTGTTTTAGCATCTAAGCCAATTGAAGCTGCATAATTAATAAAGAAGTGGAGAATATCAACCCATTCCATATACAATTCTTTCTTATCATTTTCAGATAGGTCAGATATTTTTAGGGTTTCATACTTTGAAAAGTCTTTTTTCCAGTATTTCCAAACTGCATTGCCAGAACCATCTTTAATTCCTCCTAAAGCATCTGTCATTTCATGAATCTCATCAACTACAGCATGTGTATTAACATGCCAGAAGTTCATAATTTCACGAATTGTCATGTTTTCAAAATTAAACCCGTAAGTTTTTTCTTGCATCTCTTTCTGATGTTCCATAATATCAGCTAGATGTGTTGTAGATTTGTCATAAAAATCCTGGACTTCTAAGTCCTTGCATTCATTGTCTATATTTGCCATAATGTTATTTTTTCATTATATGTGATTAGGTCACTTTGTTTCTGGAAACTTGTTACCTATTAAGAATTTTTTATCAGGTCGACGGTGTTAACATAAACACCTTCCATGATAAAGTTCACAGCCTCTTCCACGGATGGAGAGGCTGGAGCCGTTTGTTGATTGTTTGTTTCTTGACTCATTAAAATAAAGCGGTTGGTTTTTGTGGTTCAACAACTTTGTTTGGATTTCTCTTAATAGTTTTAAGAGCATCTGCATGCATTTGACGATATACTACATCGTTACCGCAATGTTCTTTAGCAATTTCAAAGCATCTTTGACGACGAGCTTCTCTTGCTTCATTATCATTTGCTAATGCAGCTAATTGATCTGCAGTATCTGCTAAATTAGAACGATCACTGTACACTGCAAAGTCTTTCATTTTTGCAAATAAGGTTCCATTAAGATGTGTACAGTTATCTGCCCAATGTTTATCGAAAACTGGAATAGTTCCGCACGCTATAATTTCGCACATTGCAAATTCCATGTTATTGCCATAAGCTTCAGCATCTAAATTATAGAAGTCTGCACCGAACATAGAAGTTGAAAGTTCTTCAATTCCTTCTAGTCTATTATAAGGTCCATAGATCCAAACCTTATCTGGAGTTTGCTGCGCAGGCTCTGGGTTCTTATTGTTTACCTCATAAATATTTGGACGATAAGAATTTTGACGATCTTCTAGATCTGAATAAAATAGATCTAATGAACCAATAGAACGTTCAATTCCTCTCATTTCACCGACAATACCAACTCTTTCAAGTTCTGGTTGCATATCGACAATCCGCTGAGGATCTTTAAATCCAGCAAATCTACCAAAATAAGAAATACGCTTCTTTTGAGTTTCAATTGGTTTCCAATATTGCTTTAAAGAATCAAAGTCAAATCCCAATCCCATTTTAATTAATGGTACCTGTGGATTAAACTCTCTCATCTTCTTTGCAAATGGTGATGATAGGGAGTGCGTGAATGAAGCGTCCATTTGACCCATAGTTTCCCATATCATTGAGTTTCGAATTAAGGACTGGGCCTTGTGGTCATTCTGGTGTGAAAGTTTAATTGGCTTGGTAACTCCGCAAACTAAGTGGTCATAAAAGGCTTTTTGATAAGCTTCAGAATGTCCTTTCTTTGCAGGCAAAGATTGGTAATATACGATTGAGTATTCTTCATTTAACTTTTTAGTTAAAGCCTCAATCTCATTATTACCGAATTCAATGATGTCATTTTCTTGGGCATCTTTACGACCCCATTTTTTATCAGCTCCTGCATAAATGTCGCATTGCATTTCATTGTTTTGATACCACTTCTGTTCTTCAAGTGCGTATCTAGTTACGCCGCATCCTTCGATACCACGACCTAAAATAATTGCTACTTTCATTATGATTGTTTTTCGTTTATGTAGTTTTCTAAACCTTGAATGTATGCAACTGCATCTAACAAATTATCTCGCTTGTGATTATAACTTTCTCGAGAAAACTTAAGAGCTACTAAAGCCATGAACATTTCACGACCAGTAACATTTAAACCCGTCATGCCATTAAAAATCATGGCTGCTCTATCCATTCCTTCTGAGAAAGGACCATACTGACGATCTGCTTCTTCAGATCGATTGTTAACTATTGAATTTGCTTCTTCTAAAATTGTCATACGAATGTGTTTAAAACTTATACTCTATATATGTGTTTTGTTTCCAGATATTTTTTAATAGAATCCATTGTTTTTATCTCTGTTGTAGAATCATTCCATATTCTATTTAGGCCACTGGGATGAGGAACCTTTAAGTGAGATATGTTATTTCTAGCTAGCCAAACGCTTGCCATGTTTCCTAACGCTATTATTTTATCATAGCCTATCACATCTCTTGAAGTGAGCGTAATTTCATTGAACTTTAAAGATGGTGCGTGATAATTTACCAGATTAATCCAATCATATTCTTCGACGTTTGCAGCTTGCAACCAGGCCTTCACTCTATTCCTGGTAATAGATTTAGACTGCTGAACTTTTCCAGGTGAATGTCCTACTATTAATACTCTCATAATGGTGCTTCTTCATTAACCCATTCTTCTTTTCCTGTCGCAACTCCCATGATCTTGATAAAACTATCGTTGTCTTTAGTTGCAATCTTCTTGGTTTTTTCAATGGCTTGATCCATATCTTTTGCCATCACACAACATGAAAAGTCCTGCTTTTTATTCCAGTATGGAAGTCTAAGCTCTGCATCTTTGTACTGTAAATAATAAATTATAAATGGTTGCATGTCTAAAATTTTTTATCTTAATCCTCTTGTATTTTTTCTGCCTAATTGAATTGCTATTTCGGATGGTGTTTGTCCTAAACCCGTTTCTTTTTTGTACCACCAGTATAGATCTTCTATTGTCCCTTTTCCTAGTAGTTCTGAATCCATGGCTTTATCCCATAAACACATACCAAATTCGATGGCTAATTCTGCTTTTAAATGTGCTAGAATTTTAAGTTCATCCTCATGGGCTTTTTCCATTAATTTCAGAGCTTTAATTCTTTTCATTCTAGCAGCTTCTTCAGCTGCGTTCAATCTATTTAATTCATCAGTTCCTAGATAATTCTTATATGCATCTTCATACGCCTGAACTGATTCGGCTCTAGTAATTTCAGCCTCAGCAAACATATATGAATAGTCAAAATCACCATGCATTATCTTAAGAAGGAGTGGAGCGTGTGATGGCAGTGGTTTTTTAGGTCTGCCTTTGGTGTACCATCTGTATTTGTTGTATGCCATATCAATTTGTTTAGGTAAATATAACAATATTTGCCGAAATAAAAAAATATTTAGGCAATTATTTTCAAACTTTTTTAATAAATATAGTGTCGAATAACCGACTTTTAAAATAGTTTTTGATAAAATGGCAAAAGCTGCACCTTCTAACGGTGGCGCCTTCAAAAAGACTAAGAAAAGGGGTAAAGCTGCAAAAAAGAATTCTAACAACAAGAATTCTAAGCACTACAAAAAAGCTTACCGTGGTCAAGGCCGCTAAAAAGAAAAAGAGAGCCAAAGCTCTCTTTTTTAGTTTAATTCGATGATACGCGTTTAAACTTATTGATTTCCGTATTTTTCAGTAATGAAAGATTCGTAAGTTTTAATTTTCTGAAGTAACTTTTTACGCTTCTTTTTTTCTTTCTTATATTCTTCTTCGGCATCTCCTTGACCGGCAGGTTTATCTCCAGAACCAACAGCTCCAGTTGACATGTCTGGAAGAGCGATCTTTCCCATTCCAGCGCCTGGCATAGCAGCTCCTTGAGGAGCATTGTAATTTGCAGCGAATGACATACCTTCTTCAGTTCTTTCAGGTAAACCTTCGTGTTCAGTAGAAGCAAAATCTTTCAATTGTTCTTTAGACATTGAATTAGAAAGTTCTTTTACCTTGTCAACATATTCTGGCGCAACATCTGTTAATTTCATGTAGCCCATTTTAACAGCGTATGCTATTCCCATTAATCTTTGTTGTGCTTTTGATGTTGCTGGCATAGTTTTAAATTATTTTGCGTCTATTGATAAAAATAAACTTGCTCTGATTTCAATATTGTTACCATCAACCTGAGAGTCAAATGTACCATAAATATCTGAACTTCCAACTAAACGTATTGGGGTATTCATCATGCCTCCAACTTTTTTAGCAAATTTAGAACCATCTGCATCATCATAAAAGCCGATATTAATTACAAAATCATTTGCGTAACTAACATATAATTCTGAAGCTCCTGGGCGGTTAATACGATTAACTGTATCTGCTATCCACTCGTCTCCTAGATTTACATTTACGAACAACACAATATCTTTAAAATCTTTAATAGAGTGATATAGTTCTCTTAAAATAATATCCTCTGCTGATTTTTTAACAAATTTGGTCCATTCGCTGTTTAACTGATCTAAAACAACATCAGCATCACCTTCAAATTTAATCTTTTCTACTTCTTTCTTAAAAGCAAATAAGACTTTTCCAGGAATACCTTTGGCTCCATAGATGCCTGTCATTTGATAGGCTTTTTCATTTATAAATTGCTCAAATAATTGAATATGTTTCATGTTTTATATTTTTTTTAATTACCAAGCAATGTTTAAGTTATCTAACTTAGCGATTCTTTCTTTAATATAGATTGCTTTTTGTTTAGCTTGTTTTTCATAATAACCTCCACCTTCTTGTTCACCTTCATTTTTATATCTAGCGTATTCGGTGTAATCTGATATTAGATTATTCATAAAGTTAGTAGCATCTCTTAAAGTAACTTCTCTACCGTCTGGTGCATTACCTAATTTCATTTCACCATACTTTGTAAATTGTTTACCTTGAACTGCCTTAGAAATTAAATCTGAACATTTTAAGATTGCTTTTTCTACTTTACCATCTAAATCATCATTCATGATTCTAGTAGCTAAAATACTTTTGTATCTTGCAATGTTTTCTTCTTTGAATGATTTAGCATCTTTTAATGCAGTAGCTCCGGCCTGTGCAGCAGCTCTTGCAGCTCTAATACCTTCGGTGCTATATTTTTGTCTTACAACTTCTAAAGGTAAAACGTAAGCTACGTCAGATACTTCAGAAATTCTTTTTACGTTTGAAAGACCAGTTGCATCCCAGCTTCTGTATTTCTTACCGATACCTGCGGTATCAACGACATTACCATCTTTACCTACATTCTTTAAAGTATATCCTTTAGATGTTGAGTATCTACCCATCCAAGAAACTCCAAAGAATTCATTTTGACCATTTGCGATTGCTAATAAAGAATTAGCTGGAATAGTTTTATTTGAATAGTACGCATCTGCTGGCGCATGAGGATTTGCTTTCTCGTTTCTAGAAACATAGAATACAATAGCTGAACCCAAATCTTTAGATTTATATGCAGCGCTAGGCGACATTTCAATAAAATCAGCATCTTCAATTTTATCTAAAGCAACTTTAGTATAGTTATAGAACGCTTTAAATAAATCTTTAGGTGCAAATCTTAAATCAATGAAACCCGATAAGATTGATGAAGTTAACGCCTCAGCTACGAACTCGTTGCTTTCGTTTAATTTAAATTCAACGAATTCAACAAATGATTCGTAGATAAATTTGTTCTCCATTGTTATATTATTATTTTTAATACTTTCTGATACATGTGTGATTGACTTTAGGATTCTCTGACCATTTTTAGAAAGAGCAACTTTATCTTCACCAATATTAAAGAATTCAGCGTTTCTTCTTAACCATCTCTTAGAGTCTTCAGTTAAACCAGAAACTAATTGATCGAAATCTTCTTTAGTTAATTCACCATCTTTTAATGCTTCGATGATTTTATTTCTAATTGCGGCGTGTTTTCCAACAGTTCTAGCTGGATAATTATTAGTGTATTGTCTTTTTAAAGTGATTTTAGATTCATTAATTTCAACCGATTCTTTAATACCTAATTCTTTTAAAGACTTAACTTGCTTACCTTTTTCTTCTCCATCATTTTCATCTGTATGCCATAAAAGACCTGCTTTAATTAATCTTTTATAAATTTCAGCTTTAACCAAATCAAAATCAATTGAATCACTTGAATTTTCCCATGTTTCTTCAACGTACTCTGGATCAATCCATCCAAATCCTTGCTTAATGTTCTTAACCATATCTGCAAAATCTTTCTCGAATTGTTTTACGGCAGCTTCGTTAAGTTCTAAAGATTCTTTAATAGGTTTTTTTAATCCCTTAATGAAATCTTCTACAGATGAATGGCTTTTACCATAAATTTCATTTGGAGTTACTGCATGATTTACAACAGAACCATCATCATAAATATTATATGAACCGCCGTCATACTCTTCACCATCATAATCCAAATCAAATGAATCTTCTGCCAAAGTTTTTAAATTAACTGTAACTTTTGCGCCTTCGGCTTTAGACATTGCTTTTGCTAGTGTCTCAGCTACTTTTTTAGTTTGAGCTTTTGTTAAACCGGCTGGAGCACCAAATTTAGAAGCTTCTGAAACTTCTTCAGATTCATTAAATTGTTGAATGTCAGAATATTTGAATTCAAATTCATCACCATCTGAATTTAAAGCTTTGATCGTATCTTTTCCCCACATTGCAGCATTATCATCGTTGTTGCTGTCAGGATTATAAATGATGTACTGTTTACCCTTTACAATGATTTCAGCATCATCTAACTTAGAAATTAATTTAAGTAATTGATCTTTTGAATACTTACCTTCTAAAACTTCTTCGACTGATTCTTTAACTAAATCTGAAAGATACATTCCGTTTTCTTCTCCAGTTTTAGTGTCTTCTAATTTAGCTTTACCACCAGAGATGCTAATAACTTTCCAGGTTTGTGTTGGGTCTTCACCTACAAATTTTCTAGAAACAATATCTCCAACTTTAATGCTACCTTCTGAAACTTCTTCAACTGATTCTTCAATTTTCTTAGCAGCTAATTTAGGATCTTTCTTAGCAACGTTGTCTGTGTAAGAACCATCACCCCAAAACGCAACAATAGCATCAGTATCTGCGGTTGAATGGAATCCAGAACCAGCATTAAAAACGTCTACGAACTGTAAACTTTTTTTGTTTTTAATCAAATCCTTAGCAAAATCAATAGCTTGCTTTTGGTTATTAAACTTTTTAGAAGCTCTTACTCCATCAGAATAATGAACCTCGAAAGCTTCGTTTAGATTTTTTTCATTTAAGAACTCGTTAAAATTCATATCTTATCTTTATTTGTTTTTACTATATATTATCGTATTATAGGGATTCGATTGCAATATTCTTATTTAATGGCGTTGGGGCGCTTGCTCCAGCCACAAATTTAAAGTTTGCAGTATCAAAACTCTTAATCTTAAATTTCACGTATGTTGCTTTTGGTGCGGTAATTAAGTACAATTGCTGTACAGTTGACACCTGATTTACTAGGGTAGAAAGATCTCTAGAATATCTTGCATTTAATTCTTCTACAACCTCTTTAGTTAAAGGATAGAATATAATTCCAAATCTGTTATCATCTTTTAAAATATTACCATAAGTTTTCATGGCATTATTTTCATTTTCAAAACCCCTTGGAACAGTGTTAGTCTTTTTAAAGTATTCTGATAAAACCGGCCAAAGCGTTCCATCATTATATGCTTTATCTAAGAAAGAACAAACTGAAGCTCTTGTGAATGTGGCTCCATTTAATCCGCTTGCGCTTAAAAAGAAATCATAACCTGATTTTGTGTTTGCTACATAATTATTAGCTAATGCAACGAAAGTAGAATAAACATCTGAACTTCTCTTTGCATCTGATTCTTTAAAATGTTTAGTTGGATTTTCTAAAACTTCAAATACATTTTGAATTAATTCTAATTCAGTATTTGTTACACTAATGTCGCCTTGTCTATGTGCATGTAAAACTGCATGTGCTAAAGCTCCAATACTTGGAACTCCACCTCTTTTTCCAGCTTTAGAAGAAACCTTCCAACCATCGAACATAAAGTCTACTAAGGCCGCGTTTGATTGTGTAGGATATGAAACTCCAACTCCTGCATTTTTAACCATGCTGAATAAGAAAACTCCACCTAAAATTTCACCAAAGTCATTAGCAATATTATTCATTGATACCGAATCAATAGAATATTTAGCAACCAAATCTTCTCCTAAATTAACTGTAAAATCAGTTGAATTACTTTCAACTAATTTAGTCATACTGTCATATTTAGCATAACTTGTTTGAGATGCAATTTTTGTCATTAATTCATTTAAAAATTGCTTATAATTATCGGGCAATGAAGTTCTAGAAACGGCTCCATTTGCTAAACTAATTAATTGACTTACAGTTGTATATTCATTTTTAGTTAATCCTAATTTATCAGGTGAAAGATCTTTTTTACCAACGGCTGCTTTAACACCTCCTTTAATTGAAGCTCTGTTTACAATATAGTAAGCTTCTCCTCTTTTAAAATTAGCGTTACCAATAACTTGATCTTTCTGTATTAATAATTCTAATGTAGAAAATTGACCTGATTTAGAACCAGCTTCTCCAGGAGAAATAAGATTAACTACAAATGCATCCGGGCTCATACCCGCATCGATCATCATATTAGCGAACATTTGTGCAGGATCTTCTCCAAAGTCAGCTCTTAGTGATTCACCTGTTTTAGCTTTAATTATAGTACCGCTATATCTAATTTGACGAATGTACGCATTGTATGTATTTTCAAACCATGGTCTGTAAAATTCTCTGGCTGCTTCGTAAAGTGCCATTGCTGTTTCAAATCTTGCTCTAATGTCTCCGGGTGTAATTGCCATTATTTACTAATATTTAGTTTAAACTGCTCGAATGTCATAAATTCGTGTTCAGTTTCTACTGATTCAACGGTTGCAAGTGATTGCTCTAATTTTTTCTTTAAGTCGCCAAACATTGAATGCAATGCCTTCGGAGTTAATTTTTCAAATTCTTTCTTATTATCATCAGCTAAAGCTTCTCTAACTTTAGTTGCTGAAATATCTTCATCATCTCTCTTGATTTCATAAAGACTAAATTCAGGAAGAACTCCAAGTGCTTCTCTATATTTATCGTTATTAACCTGATAGCCATACGTTTTAAATCTGTCTGTGCCTGTTCCCCATAATACTGGTTCGTATTTAGGTCTCATTTCATTAAACATCAAATCGATACCAGCTGATGGAATTACAAAGATTTCTTTTAAGAAAGGATACTGTTTTTTAACAGCTTCAAACATTTGAATTTGAGTGTTAGTATCGTATGGTCTTTTAACAGCATCATCCTTCTGTGCTTTAGCTGCTTTAACTAAGAACACAACAACTGGATAACCATTTTGTTTATGTATTGTTTCTAAAACTTTAGCATGACCTAGCGTAAATGGTTGGAATCTACCAACAAACATATTTACTTTTTCTTTACCTTGTTCAGGATAGTCAATTTTTAAAGCTTCATTTAAATTTGTTTTTGTTGACACAATTTTATTGTGCATTAAGAAATTATTAAAGTTATAGATTGAATGTTCATCTGCATTTTCTACAAATACTTTTTGTTCAATCGCTTCAATAATTTGATTCATTTGTTCGATCATTTCTTTATTTAAAAGAGAAGATTCTTTCTCTCTCTTTTTATTGAAAGAACCTAACATGATTTTAAATAGTTCAGATAGAACTGGATTCTCAACATATTTTAATGTTTTCTCTGAATCAATCCATTTAGTATTTAATTTGAATAGATCTGATTTTGCAAACTCAGCTTTACCAAAATCAACGCCAACATACTTTGTAGCGTTTTCTTTAACATACTGATTGTACATTGCGCAAATCATTTCTAAATATCTTTTATCTGATGCTGTTTCAGTTAATTCGATCTGTGATAAATCATAGCTTGTAAAGAATTCAAGAATGTCTACGATCGATAACTGATACATGTGACTAGATTCTCTTTGTGATGGAACTTCTCCCTGTTCAGAAACTTCTTTATGTTCTTCTAATTTATAAGATTTAATTTGAGTACCATCTACAAAACTAACTACGAATCCATCGATAGGTTTTTCTAAACTTTCGTTCAATACGCTTTTATAAACCGATGGATTAAATATTTTATACATTTGTTGAGCAAATGATTCATTGCCTCTTCCAGACGTAGTCAGCCAATTAGTTAATTCCCTTCTTTGTTCTTCATTTAAAACTCCGTTAAATACGATTGAAGGTCCTTGTACTTCTAATTTAGAAGCCCACTCTTGTAAAATTTTAGGATCTGTTAAAACCTTTTTAGTTTTACCATTCTCACCTATAACTTGTATGTGAGTTAAGATCATAAAATTAAATGGAGTTGAATCGTATTGAACATCAGAAATACTTGTTTCTGGTAAATATTCAAACCCAAATTTCCAATCACTTGGCATTGCTTCTTTAACGTCAGTCACTAAACTTTGAAAGTGTTTAATACCTATTTCATAAAGGCTTGACATTGTTCTATCAACCATGTTCATTGCTTCTGATTTACCTGACTTAAAATATTCTAAACCAGATAAACCTCTTCTAACGTGAAAAGAAGGTGCTGAAATTTTTTCAGTCACAACAACTTTCAATTTCAATAAATCACTAAACGTATTAGTGTTTGTTGATTGATATAAGTCTGTTAGTTTTTGTAATGCCATTTTAATTTTCTTTGTTATATGAATATTAATGAGTTTGTTTATCTTCCGTATTTAATAATTCCCATTAATTGATTAATTGCTGCAAAGGTTCCAGTTAATTTAAATAACTTTCCTTTGTATTGAAACACTAAGCCTTCAGAAGGAACAATTGATTCAATACCGCCGATTGAATTTAATCTTGCTAATTCTTTTTCAACTTTAGCAAGCTGTTTTAGATCTCCGTTCTGTTTAATTTTATCTGATTCAGATTTAATCTGTGCGTGTAATCTTTGTGCTTCTTGGCTCGGATTTGCAACTAATAAATTTGAAACATTTTTTAATACTACTGAACCTAATTCTAAGAATAGATTTTCAAATGGTAAGATGTTCTCTTTATATTTTTTAGCAGCGTCTTCTTTGTCAAATTTTTGAAATGCAACATATTCGTCTTTAGACATTTTCTTTTTTAAATCATTTAAATTTAAAGCTTTTTTATCTGCAAATGCCCATCTCTGAACAAGACCCGCTCTATCAATTGCATCAATATGTGGAAAAGTTTTCTCTATTAATTCAGTCCACCACATTTCATGATATTTAGATACGGGATCAGCGTCCTGTAATTTATACTTGTTTTCTAAAGTTTGTATCTTATTTAAGAAATAACCTTTCTTCTCTTCGAAATCGATTGACTTTCCGATTTGTAATTGTTGTGGTGGAATAATTTCAAATGTTTTTTGAACATGTTTATTAACGTCCTTTAACGCGTTTGCGATTTTACCAGCTATCTTATTATCAGAACCCGTTTGATTTCCCTGACCATCGGTGTGAACAATACCGTGAAATTGAATTACATCTTTGCCATATACAATTACGTTAGAATTGCCGGAATAGATTAACTCCATATTCATAAATGAAGTTCCATTATTGAATTCGGCCTGATCTTTAGCTGGTAGTGATTGTAGGGCTGTTGCTAGATCATTTGCAGCAAACGTAAATGTATCTCTTACTCCATCGGATGGATGATCTTGGAACATCTGTGTGATTTCTGATAAACCAATAGGTTGTTTCATCTGCCCTTTATTTCTAGCAAATAAAACTTGACCATTCTGCATGGTTACGAAAAGATTTTGGCCATCAGTCTTTTCGGTTGGGGCCTCTTCAAAATCTAATCTACCTTCCAAGGCGCCATCAATAATATGCTTGATTTCTCCAAACGTTAAGGTTTCATCGTCAAAGGGGTGCATCATGTGACCGGCTGCGCCACCTTCTAGAATGATAGTAGCATTCTTTTCGTTCCATTTTTCTATAAGGAACTCCGTAAAGTTAAGTAGTTTCTTCATAATCAAAAAAGACCTGAGTGGTATTCTCAGGTCTATTATTTATCTTTATTAATTAGCCTAAGCTAGATGTTAACATTCCAACAGCAGCACCGTAATCGCCATCACATTTCTTAAGAATGCCATCAACTACTTCTTTTGCTTTAGCTTCATCGAATTCATCTTTGAAAGCATCTTTTAATACAGTCATTGCGTATTCTGTAAATTGCTCGTCAGATTTGATGTCTTCTTCATTAAGCTCAATTGCTTCGAAAGCTTTATCTTTTTTAGGAGCTGGAAGAATATCTCCAACCTTTGGTAATTTGTCGTATTGCTTTAACCAATTTTCTTCAAGCATCATACCAAACATTCCATGGAATCTTTTGTCAGGTACGTTAGACATTGTTGGAAAGCTTGAATGTAAAACTTTTTCAACACTAATCACATAAATCTCATCAGCTCTAGTATCTACTGCGTACGTTACTAAAGTCTTATCGAAGTCTTTAGATTTAAACATTGCTTCAGAAACTTCTTCATCTTCAGTAAGAGCATGTTTCTTTAAAGTAACTTTGTATTTTTTACCGTTTACTTCAAATTCATCTTTACCTTCTTGTTTAGCTTTAGCAGCTGCGTATACAAATGCATTGCCTTCTGAAACTACTAATTCTAAATCTTTATCTTTATCTGAAATAGCATCGTTTAATTCTACTTCCAACGCGTTTTTCTTAGCAGTTAATTCTTTTAATTTAGCTAATAAAGGCGCTTTAGCATCTCCTTCAGCTTTCTTCCAAGCATCAACTGTAGATTTCATTTCAGCCGTAACTTTAGTCCATTCGTTTTGGATCTTATTAATAGATCTTGCTTCATATAAATCAGCTTGAACTTTTTCAGCGTCAGTTTGATCTTCTTTTTCTACTTCACCTAAATCATTGATGTCAGCTTCAATTTCTTCAGCTTTATCCTCTTCAACTTTATAAGTTTTACCGTCAAATTCAAATTCTTTCTCACCAGCTTCTTTAGCTTTTTTAACAGCTAAACTAAACTCATTGCCTTCTTCAACTTCAACAGATTCTTTAACTGAATCCTTTAAAGATTTTAATTCATCCTTTAATTTAGGATCTAAACCTCTTTCAATTCCCCAGTTAAATGATGCTTTAACTAACATCGCTAATGGTAAATTACCATTTTTCTTTCCGTATGGAGATGTTCTGATCCAATCAATAAAATGCTGAGCTAATTCTTTTGACATTTTAAAATCTTCAGCCTTTGAAGAATCGCCATTAACAATTCCTTGAAGTAATTTAGTTGCCATACCATGTGCACCTTCATTTACGTCTAATGATTCACCAAATAAATCATATAATTCGAATGCTAACCATTCAATAACCTCGTCAGCTTCAAATCCATCATCTGTTAAATCATTAATCATATCTTCAGCAGACTTCTTGAAAGTTTTCATAGATGCAGTTTTAACTAAGCCATTAGCTCTTGACATAAATGAGCTGCTTGGTTTTGAAAAACCTTCAACTAATAAAGATTCAGAAACTGGCTTCAATTCTTTATCTTCATAAGTATCTGCCATGTACCATTTACCATCTCTTTCATCAAATAAGTATGCGTATTCTGCACCACTGTTATTTGCAACTTGCTTTAAGTATTTAGCTACGCTTTTAACGTCTGCTTTGGTAGTCATATCTCTTTTTTCGTTTCTATCTCTACCGTAGAATAAAGTAACGCCTTTATCAGGATTATTAAAGTCCATTGGTTGTTCACCGATTTTCTTATCTAAGTATGAAATACCAAATTTACCTAAAGTAACTAATTGGTCTACTGTTTTCGCGTTCTTATAGTTCTTTAACAATGGTACCATGTTTTCAGGATAACCATCATAATGTACATATACTGATGTGATTTTACCATCTTTACCAATTTTACCAATTTGAGAACGAGTTCCTTCGGTGATTAAAGATTCATTAGCAGCTTGAACTTTTTCAGCGTCTTTTTCGTCTTCTTTCTTAGGTTCGCCTAAGTCGTTAATATCTTTTTCAATCTCTTCGGCTTCATCTTCAAAAATAGTTGCAATTAACGTATTTCTTTTTTCTTCATCTAATTCTTTTAATGAAGTAACACCCATTTCTTCTAGGGCTGCTCCAATTTTAGATACGATTTCAGCTCTTTTAGATTTACCTTCTTCATGTAACTTAGCAGCATGTTGCTGTCCCTTAAGCTCAGTAAAGGTTTTAAATGATGAAATTCTTTGTACTGACATAATTTTATATTTTATTTTATATGTTTATTCTCAATTATATATCTCCGTCAAAACAGACTTTCTTAATCTGATACTCAAATTGCTCTTGTCTATAGATTCGTTGTCTCTCTTGAGCATGCTTGAATAGATAGTTTTCCCATTCTGGAGTACATAAATTATCCACAAAGTCTACTATTAATACAGAGCTTTTAGATTCATGCTGTCTTAAACCTCTACCAATAGACTGTCTAATAATAACCTCGGACTTAAAAGATTCCGTAAAAAAGATATTGTGAATCTTCTTAACAGAAATACCGGTTGAGAAAGTACCATAAGATGCTACTATTACAATCTCGTCGCCAGCCTCCATCTTCTTTTTATGTTCTTCTCTAATATCGGTATCGGTTCCGCCATCTACGTAATAAACTTTCTTACTACTTTTAGCTCTTAAGGCATCATATATCTTTTTGCCGTGTTCAATTCTATGAAATAGAACCAATGAATTGCGAGGAACTCTTGAAATAACGTCAACTATAAAATCTAAACGTGCTTGATTATTAACTACAAAATTTTGTTCTAATTGAAATACATCTTTGCTTTCATATCTATTTTGAGCTAATTCTTGAAAAGCTATTTTTGTTGATTCCGGAGCATAGTCCATTTCAATTACCTTTACTTTACAACCAGCAATGTGACCTTCTTTTTGTAAGAAAGCGGCTTTGACTTCTGTAATTACAGGTCCTGTTTGACTCATTAAAGTTAGCTTATCCAATGTACCATCTTTTGGAAGTGTACCTGAAAGGCCAAACTTATATTGCGCACTTCTACATTTTGCTAAAATATCTTTAATAGAAGCTGATTTGGCTTTATGTGTTTCATCTACTATTACAGCATCGAATTCGTCAAAGTACGCAGCTTCTTTTTTAACAAGTGATTGATATGTACCTATTACTACGTTAGCGTTAGGCTTCAATTTTTGACCAGCATAAATTTGCTGTATTTTAATCTTAACTCTATTCTGCCAATTATAATCTAAGAAATCTTCTGAGGCTTGTACCACTAGTGATACGTTAGGTACAATAAATAGAATCTTTTTAGCTTTTTGTTTTTCTAGCATATATGCAACCGTTAAGAACGAAATCATTGTCTTACCGGCTGAAGTTGCTAATTCAGCTAAGCATCTTCTAAATTTAAGTATATTGAAAGCTGCTTCTATTTGATAGTCATGTGGTGTTAATTTATAACCATCAAAAAAGCTTAGCGCCCACTCTTCAAATGATTCAATACTAATGTTTGGATCAAACAATCTAGTAACACCATTTATTTTTAATTCAAATCTATATTCTTTGCACAGCAGCATTACGTATCTCCATAATCCCACTGGAATCCATTTGTCATCTTTTATGTATGATACATAACCATCCCACACACCTCTCTTAACAAGTGGATTAAAGCGCCAAGAATCGATTCTCTTCGTTAAACTAATGTTCAACTGTTCGAGCTCGAGTTCTGTCGCTTCATCGATTCTTAAGAATCTATTATCATCGGTTAATGTTAATACCAAAACGTTTTATTCTTTTTACAATTGCTTCATATCCATTCTTTGCTTTATTGCAAAGCTTAGATTATCAAGTGTTTTAATGGTACCTTGTGTAAATTCACGTTGCGTTTCCAATAAATCTTGAATTTGAAGCTCTTCAGACAAATCAGCCTTAATGAATTTTTCACGCTGAGTGTCTGTCAATTTATAATCATATTGAAAATATCTGATCCACGCTTCTTTAAAAGCTTTATCGATCTTGGCTTTTTGTGCTCTAATTTTAGAGGACAAAGAAGCTAAATTTTCAACTAATATCTGTCTATAACTTAATGTGTATGAAGCAACCTCAGGTAAATTAGTACCTATTCGTAATTCTTCCGCAAGATCTTTGATTTTTTTAGTCCATTCTAGGCGGTGATTGCCAAAGGATTCATCTAACTTAACGATCTTATTTGTCGTTTTTTCTTGAGATTCGCTCATTTATTTTATTTTTAAAAAAGTTGACCTTTATTATTATCTGTTTTAACATAAACAGAAGCCTTTAATTTCTTTTTAAATTTAGGCTCTGTTTTAATTTCAAATGTTGCACCCTCATATCCTTCGATTTGCGTATCGAAATCCATTAGGGTTTTTAAACCTTTATGCTTTTGACTTTCCTTGTCAAAATCTTCAAATTCTTGTTCAACCATGGCTAATAAACTTATCATAGATAATACGCATCTAATTGTGAAGTACTGAAATAATTTTCAATTGACTTTAAACAATTACTTTTGGTTTCCCATGCTGCAATTACCAGATCATTTAAGTCTTTTATCTGTTTAGGATATGTATCCATTTTAGTTTCTTTCAGATATTTGTCCCATGTGAAAACGCTTTTATTACGTTTCATCTTTTCCATCATCTTTTTCTTACCTGGTTCATCATTATCAAACATATATCTGATGGTTGGAATTTGATCTAATTCAGTAGTGTCTCTGTGAACTGAAGCTAACGCAATTGAATTATGCATAAACATCATATCCATAGGACCTTCAAATACTGTAACTGATCTTGTCATATCTACTAACATGATGCCAAACATAGTTGACATTTTATTAATAGAATTTGCAAGAGCTTCATCTAATTCAACTGGTTCTTCTAACCATTCTTTAATTTTTAATAAGTCATACGTTAAATATCTTGAACTTTTGGTTTTAACTAAAGCTCTTGATTGCATACCTATTACTTTATCATCCGGTCCTAAATTTAGAACATACAGTCTTTTATCTTTTGGCGAATACATGAAATGATTTGCCTTATTAGTCAATAATCTTCCACGTAAATAGAAGAATCCTGGATCTCCGGGTTCAATATCTTTAAAGCCTAATTTTTCTTTGAGAGTTTGTTTTGTTGGAGCCAATTCTAATACTGTTGCAAATATTCCAGTATGAACAACGTCAGCATAATTAGATTCAACCCTGTTTTCTTTTACATAATCAATTACTTCAATTGTATCATCGGCATTTAATCTAATGCCATGGTCTTTTAATAATTTATATGCATCGCTATGTTCGCCACAGTTAAAACAGTGATACTGTAAAGTATCCCAATAAAGATTGCCTCGTTTCTTAGACTCATCTCTACTGGAATCTCCACAATAAGGACATGCAATAGTTATACGTCCAGGCATATCTTTAATTTTTTGCTTAGATATAGCTTGATGTTCTTTTTCTAAAACTCTTTTAATAAGAACTCTTATTTTTGATTTAAGAGATTCATTTATTTTTTCCATTGTGCTTACAATTATCGAAATGATAACGCTTCATATTCTGTTTACCTATTTTATCGCAATGTGGACACTTTGTTTCTTCATAAAATCTATTCTTAGCTGAATCTGACATTAATGATTTTGTTAAATCATTTCTTTTAATACCTGTTAGCTTCTTTGAAATTTTATCTCGATTTTCGTCACTTATCATTTTACCGAAATTAGGATTGTTCGAACCTATTTTGGCAGTTGACATTTTTTGTTTGGATTCTGTATTATGTGTTCTACCATAAAAAGGATTTTTTTCACCTGACATTGATTTTTTCATAGTGTCTTTAAATTCTTTATTATATAAAGAACTATTTCCTCCGTATCTTAAGTTATATCCTATTTCTGGATTGGCTGAATCGTAATATTGAATCCAATAAGCTTCTCTTAAATCTAATTCCTCAATCGTATTGCATTCTTCTATTAAATCTTTTACAAAATTTTCTTTGCCATATATGTATATTTCTCCTACAATTTTCTTACCTGAACCCATATATGATTTGGATTCGTTAAATGATTTTTTAGATTGACCTATGTAAATCATTCCGTTTACTTTATTAGTTATTTTGTAGATGTACATACGCTTTATGTGTTTTTATTATATATCCACATAAAAATAGAATTGAACCTATTGTGGTAATAATAGGTTCAATTTCATTAAAATTAATATTGCTCAGATATTTTAGAGGTCAAGGTCATTCAAAAATGCATCTAAATCGTCACCTGAATCTGAATCTATGCTAACTGAAGCTGAAGCAGCTGGAGCTGAACTTTCATTTGTACCGAAATCCATATCGAAATCATCGCTTGCAGCAGGAGCTGGGGCTTTAGCAGTAGCTTTGGCGCTTGAAGCTTTTTTAGTGTTTACAATTTCGTCCATTGCTGAACCTGGATTTAAGTACTGACGTAAGATTGAATTAACGAAATCTCTTGCTTCATCATCCCATGCTTTGAACTCGTATGGTTCTAATGATGGTGCTTTCTCTAATTCTTCTTTGATAACAGTCATGTTTTCTTTAGTTTTTTCAGCTGGTTTGCCGTTAACTAATACCGCACTCTTAGAAGCAGAGAATTTAGATTTATCGTAATTGTTGAAGTCACCTTGACGAGTGATAATTAACTCAAAGTTTTTACCTTCAAAAAGATCGAAGATTTGAGTTGGTTCACCGAATGCCGGTTTTAATTCTTCATCAATTTTTTCTTTGATTTTGTAACCAAATTTGAATACTTTATATGTACCTTCGAATTCAGGGAATTGAGGGTCTTTAATAACTTTCACTAGAGCGTAGTATTGCTCACGTCTCTTAAGTTTTTCGCTCATCTTACGATCCACTGCTGAATCAGATTTACGTAACTTAAAGAAAGCATCTGCAATTGGGCACTTTTCACCGATTGAAGCTGGCGAGTCAACTAACTTACCTTCTCCACTGGCATCTGTTAACCAATGTACATACTTTTTAACTAGTGAATTACGGGGATTTGCTGGGTTTGGAACGAAACGAATAAGTGCTTTGTAAGTTCCATCTTTGCCTTGATCGGCGGTTGGTTTGTAAACATCATTACTAGAAGAGGATGCTTGTGTTTCATGAGTGTCAACATCATTGACCCCAAGATTAAAAATGTCAAAATCTGCCATGTCTTTAATACTTTAATTTTCTTTAAATTGTTAATACTGTTAAATCGTTTAGGCCTTAAACTTTCAATAACTGTTAATTATATAGGGTAATTCATTATTGTTTCACATTAAACTTCAATACTGCTCCGTTAGCGTCCTTATATTGATCTGCCTTAATTTTAGTTAGGCCAGATTTCGATAAGAGGCTTTCTTTTTCTGTTTCAGAGATTTGCCCGTATGAAACCATTTTAGACAATAGATCAAATAGTTCAATATGTTCTGCCGTACAGAGAGTGTTTTCAGTATGTGATTCTTTATGATTTACCATATACTATTTATATATCTGAAAAAAAGTTTGTTTATTGTGAAACCTTTTCTGGCCCGGAGTATATAAGGTTTGTTCTTCCGGTGGTGAAAGGTTACTTAGGAGGGTTGAATGCTTAAAAGATATTGAGCTAAAAAGTAAGCATCTACTAAGTCATCAAAGGGCTTTGGAACCTTCGCACCAACTTCTAGATTATTTGCAAACGCCCACACATCATTTTCATTAAGAGAAGAGTCTTCAAGTTGATTTTCACAAAAAATATCCCAAAGCTCACGCTTCTTCAATTTTCCATTTCCAGCATGTTTCTTAATCGTAGTTGGAGCAACTGTAAGGATGTTGTTATTAACATTAATAAAATCCGTAGTTAATCTGTATTTAAAGATTGCAGCAGCGGCAGCTAAATCAATTAAATTATTGGTTCCTCCACCACCACTTCCATAAGAAACCCCTTCAAATGCAAAAAGAGTCTGATCTTCAGATTTTACATGGGTTTTAATTAAAGCGATCATGTCATTTGTCATTGTAACAAATCTTTTAATCTTTAAGATCTCTTTATCTGAAAAGTCCTTCGATGTTTTAAATTCGGGTTGAAACTTAAGTGTTGCATCCCTTAACAGGGCAAGTTCTTCTTGCATTTTAGTTTCGGCCTTAGTACCGATACCTGCTTTAATATAAGAAATAAATTTGATTTCTTTCTTTGGAGTTATGATAACAATACCAGGAGAATTAAGAGAAAAGTCAATAGCGACAATATGCATATTAGATTCTTTTACCAAGTGAAGCACCAACTGCAGCGCCAACCAATCTTGAAGTTAATAAATCGTAAAGAAGTCCTGACTGAACTCCTAAAGCTCTAGCTACAATTTTACCAACTGTATTTCCAAGAGCAAAACCAGTAAGACCGCCAATAATAGAACCGATTAAACCTTCATTAGTTAATTCATCGTTAAATCTATCAATGTCAATTAAACCATTGTGATCTTCGTAATTAGACATAAATTCATCAATAGCAATATCTATCTTTTCTTCTAGCTCTGGCGTTAATTCAGAAGTTAAAGATTCCTGTAACATATCCCATTCTTGGTTTGTTACGTTTTGTTCTGACAAATATTCTAAAAATGTTTTCATATTAGTATATATCTTTAATCTATTTCTAACTGTATGCTAAACTTGTTATAATAGAAATTCATTGTGAAAGTATTAAATTCAGCGATGTTCTGGCTCATGTTTAATTCTAACTCAGCGATGCTATTTAAGATAGGTTTTTCAAATACAACAGAAACTACATGAATTCCTTCTGCATCTAAGATTTGTAACTTAATATCGTCAATAGAATTTTCCTTTACCTTTTTAGAATAGTAATACAATAAAGTGTCTTGCAAGATCCAATAGTTAATGAAACCATCTAAAAGTTGCATAGTAACCGTGAATTCACGTTGTATCAAATTTTGAATAGGTAGTGAACCTCTTTTATATGTCAATGTACCATCGTTTGGAGCTTGTGTAATTGGATCAAACGAAATACCAGGAATTGAAATACCTTGAATTGAATAATTAATAAAATCAATTGGCTCTGTGATAATATTACCCGGCATTCTATTCAAGTATTTTTTATACTTGTCAGCAACTTCAGCGGGAATAAAAGTTCTCGGAAATTGAAAATTAAAAAGATTATTTCTACTATTTAAAACCATTATACAATATTAACTTTTCCGTAATATAATAGAGAGCTGGTTCCACCATTCGTTAAATTTATATAGAATTTATCAGCTTCTAAATTAGCATCAGCCTGATCAAATCTAATAGCAACAGCTTTATTTATTTTGAATAAAACTTCGCCTTTACCCATATCGATATCCGGGAAAGTAACGTCAGCCGAAATAACTTGTTCTACGTTTCCGCTCTTAATTAATAAATCAACTGAATCTGCATTAACTAATGAAATTTCTTTCATGTTAGTTCCATCGTTTTGAACAATTTTGAATTTAACAAAATTATCTGAAACTTTAGAAAGAGTCATAACGCCTTCTCCTTCTGGCTTATAAACCAAAGAATTAGTTGTTGTAATGTTAGTTCCATTTAGTACAACTTGAGAATTACCTGCCATTACGTTTACAGTATCGATTGCAACTGGAACATATTTAGTTTCTCCAACTGTTGGTCTAATTGAATTAACAAAATTCTCACCCATATTTTTTGCAGTTGAATTTGCAATTTTGTTATAAACTTTGTTAACTACATTATTGCCAATATTCAATGCCATCATTTTCTTGCCATACTTAGAAGGCTTTTTATATAATAACGAAGCCTGCTTTAAAATTTGAGTATTATCAGTTTCATTATAGATTCTTAAATTAAGATTAATAATAAATGAAGCTGAAATATTTGCATTCTTAATAATTGGTCTAAATGAAATAGGCTGATCAAAATTTTGAGTTTGAACATAAGAACCAGTAAATGTAGTTCCGTATGATAAACCAATTTGCTCTAACACTTCAATATCGTAAAATACTGTAATATCGTCATTAGACGTTTTTAATCTATTTAAAACGTATTGTCCAAATATAGAAATTGAACCGTCTTTAGTTCCATACAAATTAAAGTAATCTCCATCTGCCGCTTCTTCAATCACGGCAGCAATATCTTGGTATTCGTCTTCTTGCGCTAAAACTGCCTCTTTTTCATGACCAGCATCAATATACTTAACACCATTGATTTCTGTAATTTTATCAATCAATTTAAAAACAACTTCGTAATTCGCGCTAGAATTAAAAGCAGCTTGAGAACCCTGAACACCAAAGAAAGCTTCTTCAAAATCTAAGTTGATCTGCGGATCAAACATATCATTTAGAGAAGGAACTTTGATTTCTATAAATTTAGAGAATGCTACTCCACTTAAAACAAATGGAACAGGATTCTGAACTTCGTAGTTAGAATAATTTAGATATGCTAAAGAAGTTAAAATGTTATAGATTCCAGAATTTCTTTTAGCTTTTACTTGAAATACAAAACCTTGGTATCCATCTGCTGAAAAAGAGAAACCAGTTCTTAAGTGCAATCTAATAGTATTATAATTTACTTTATTCGATGCAATTGTGGCTGGCGCTAAATTAGCAACAGGTGTACCTCCCCAAGTTGGAAGTTGTAAATAGGTTAATGGATTGTCTAATAACGCGTATCGGGTTTCATCAGTATTATGTACAATCGCATAATATCTACCAATTTCACCAGTCCCAGTTTTAATTGTGTTACCGGTTTCTTGTTCAGGCGTTGCATAATAAGGGTTAACTTTATCTCTTACTTGAATTACACCTGATTTTAAATTAGGATATTGATATTGATACGTTCCATTTGTGTTAGGAATATAAGTTGCTTTCCATGTAGAACCTGCGTTTGTAAGCGTAAAGCTACCACCACCAGAAATACTAAATTGAGATGGATTGCTTAATGCTGAAATATCAAAAATGTATGTTTTACCATTTTGAAGTTGAAGTTCTCTAGATGCAAAATCATTTACAACAATATAAGCACCTTGTGAAGCAACTGTAAAATTAACAACGTCAGTTCCTAATTCATGAATTAAATATCTTGTTTTGGAATTATCTCCGTCAACAGTATTTAAAAATTTAACATGGCTACCTGTATTATCAGTCGCTATTTCAGATGCGCTCAAATTGCTCTGATCATGGTAAATAAATTCCATCAGAACATTGTTGTCTAACCTTAAAAATTTTGACGATTTAGCCATTATACTTTTTTATTTTCCAAATTGTAAAAACGAAGGACTCCAAAGTAATCCTACACCAATATTAGGACCAAATTGTATTGTTTGTCCATTTACTAGTGAAACACCATATCCGATTCCAAACCCAATAGACCATCTGTCTCTCTTTGGAGTTTTTTCGTTTAGTTTATTATTTATCAAATTTATATTTTCAATCCCGTCAACATTTAAACCAGGATATGTAGAAGCTATTCTAACTTGCTTATATCCGTTAACTTCTTCGATCGCTGCATACAAATTAATGTTTTGAGAAACATCAAATTTTGATTCTTCAATCTTATAGGTTTTATTCTCTGGTTTAAATCTAACTAATCCTGTAAATTTTCTACTATTTCCATTTCCAAAATCATCAAATTTATTAAATGTGAATGTAGTTGCAGTATCCGTTACGACAACAGCTGGATCTACCTGAATAGAAGATTGTAAACTTAATTCAGCCTTTAATAAAGCATTAGTCTTATTTAAATTACCATTTAGATCAAGTTGTTTAGAATATTCCTTTGCTAAATTTGCATATTTAGTTTCGAACTCTTTAATATCGTATATGAAACTTCTTTTTTCAGCAATTAAATTACCGTTTTCAGTTCTATAATATCTAACACTGTCATGAGACGCTAATAAATTATTATAGTGTACTTCTGCCTCTTTTTTGGTAGATGCTATTTCTCTTTTTAAAGAATCAATCTGATTACATTGTTTTAAAAATAAGAGCATAAATAAAGCTCCTAAAATAAAAATAATAGCATTCTTATTTAGACCTTTAAAAAAATTATAAATTGCAGTTAATATATTCATCTTTACTATATTATGATAATGTTACACTCCATGGAGATAAGGTTCCTACTGAATAATTTGCACTGTAAGAAGGTATATCTAATGAGTAATTAAACGTTCCGTTTTGGCTTATTGTAACTGAAACAGTTTTACTGTTTCCGTTAGATGCAAAGTCTGACCAGTAGTTTGTACCTGATAAAGAAGGAATTGATAAAGAAGCAGATGTGTAATCTCCACTTCCAACTCCACCTTGAATTACCATTGATAAAGTAACTGGCGCATTATTTACTACAATCTGGCCCGATGCAGTACTATTAATTCCATTAGGATCTGCGTATGCGTTTGTGTCAGATCCACTTGAGAAATAATAAGATGCAGTTGTTGTTAACGTTAAAGTATCTCCAACAAACCAAGGTCCAATTCCAGAAGAATCATTAATTCTTGCGCTAGATCTAAAGCTTCTAGTTCCAGACGCGTTAGGTGTTACATTTGCGTTTTGTCCAGTTCCAAATGAAGTCCAAGTTCCTCCAATGTTTTCTTCCCATTTATATTCTACTGTTGTGCCTGTTCTCCAAGAAGGAAGAGTTGATGCTGCGTACATTGCAACAAATGTATTAGGCGTAACTGTTTTTGTAGTTGTAGAAACTGAACTACCGTATTGGAAGAAACCAGAATGAGATTCAATACAAGTAAATGCGTTACCGCCTTCCCATACTCCAGTTGCGTTAGATAAAGGCATACCGGAATTTACGTATCTTGCATATTTATCAATTGCGTAGTATGCATTTGGCGCATTAGTTGAAGTTCCATTTACTTTTAAAGAAACGGCACCATTACCACTAGTTCCCATCGTATTAAGATTAGGATCTCTCCATGCTCCGGTTAAATTATTACCCCAAGATTGCCATGCTGAGAAAGTTGAATTTGTTGGTGGAATAATTACATCACCAGTAAAACTAACTCCAGCGTAAGACACTCCTTGTGGAGTAGATGATGTAGCAAATCCTCCTGTTAGAGTGATAGAACTTCCTCCACCGCCGGTAGAACCCTGAGAACCGGCATCAACCCAGAATAAATCATTCACACCTAAATATACAATGTGAATCATTTTATACAAGTTATATTGAGTTCCCGATGCAGCGGTGTATAATGGATCTATTGATGTATCTACAACCGGAGTCGTAACGTCATACGTGGTAGTTGTACTGTTATACGTTGCGTCCATTTCAATGTTAGCACCACCTGGAATAGCAACGATATTATTAGTATGCGACGCAGTTCCTTGTCCTACACCGCTTGTTCTTGGTGGAACTGGTGTTGCATCAATCTGATAAGTAAACGAAGATAAATCCGGAACATCATAATAGTTTGTTCCATCTGTCCATGATTTACCATTACATAAATACCAGCCAGTATACGTATTAATACCTCTACCAAAATTAATCTTTAAAGGATCGTTAACTGAAGAAACTGTTTCGTAACCTTTTTCAAAATTGTTATCGTCAACAAAAATTGGAGTTAAAATAGAAATAACAGTACCTACTGGAACTGAACCTCCAATTTCTGAAATATTTTTCCAAACGGCGTTACCTGCAGTATTAGTAGAAACTAAAAGATCTCCAGCATGTGGAGTACCGATTTGAATTTCTAATGGACCACCATTTACTTTAACACCTGCATTAAAGTTTGCAGGTACATTCACTTTAAATAAACTACCGTCTATGGTTACTAAATCTGAAGTGCCATCAGAAAAAACGTGTCTGCTTGCTATTTTCTTGTTAACTGTATCATAAGCACTATCAAAACCTTCTGTCTTAATTACCTTTCCAGCAATTAATTCTAATTTAGAATATGCAAAGTTACCGCTGATTGCAGAAACAGTGTCATCTAATAACTGATAATTATAAGGAAATGCCGTAGACTTTCTATTGATTAACATAACCGAATCCGTAATTACGTTTCCGTATATAGGATTAGCCATGTCAATACCTATCATGATGGTTGGCGGATTTGGCTTAGTTCCATCGTGTTTAGGAACTATCGTATCGTTATTTGTTCCAGGATTTAAATTCCAGCGATCTATACCTGGGTCACCTTGTTCACCTTGAGGACCTTGTATACCCTGAGCTCCTTGTGGTCCAGTATCTCCAGTCAGTCCAGTAAAACCCTGAGGACCTTGAGAACCTTGAGCTCCCATGGGTCCGCCACCGTTAGACATGATTTGATCGAAATTATAATTAATTTTATCAAACTTCTGTATATCAGTGTCAGTGATTAATATTTCTTTTAGGTTTAATGATGACATTCTTAATCTAGATTTTTTCTATTAGTATATTTATCTACTTTTTTTAACAACTATTCTTAGGACCCAATTCACCAGGTTGAGTTGCATATCTTTTCCAGTTTCCATCTCCATGCCAATAGTCCATATTTGCTAAAACTAAAGGTTCACTTGATTCATTCAATCCGTCATTCCACATATTCTTGTATGCTATTAGCGTACTTGAAGCAGAATCAAACCCGTTTGTTTCAGTATATATGTATGTTGCAACTGTTGAAATAGCATTACACACATTCCATGCCGTAGTACCGACTGCAATTAAACCGTTTGTAATTAAATAATCTACTGTAATACTTTCACCTAAGAATTGTCCACTACTTGCGCTCCAGAATCTTCTAAGACTATTATATCTATACCATCCAGTTGCAGCGTATACTGTTGCTGCTGAATTTGAATATAGATTAGTTGCTGTTCCAAAATTACTTGAATCCATGTAAACTGACGAGTTACTACCGCCAGTACTTGGCCATGCTCCATTCAGAGCAGTCACGTATTGTGAATATGATAATGTTATTTGAGACAATGTAGGACACTGATTCACATTACTAAAAGTAGATCCATTCCAATACCTTGAAATTCCATTATAACTATACCATCCTGCAATCGCTAAAGAACTTCCGTTGGAATTATATAAAAGATGAGAACCTGTTACAAATGAAATATTAGTCCATTCAGCTAATGTGAAATCTATTTTATATGAACTAGTATTTGAAATGTTGCAGGCTTCAGTGCTATTGTTTGAGCTATATGATAACAAAATATCTATCAAAGAAGGGGCACTATATGCTTCAGTTTGCCATGTAAAGTTAGGTCCTAAATAAACTAAGTGTGCCATCTTTGTATTATCATATTGATATGAATATGAATATACATTAGGACTAAACATAGCAGTAGGTTCTGCAGAATACGCATAATTTCCATAATTACCAATTCCCATTGCTCCTTCATACGTAATCATATCAAACGCTAATTCATGGCTTGCCGTTGTAGGGTTGTAAACTAAATGTAAATGCATATCGGCACCGGCTACAATAGATTTTACATTATCTCCGTAATCTGCAGTTGGCTGATTTCCATGATTAGATGGAATATGAAAATTAAATGAATTTAAGTTTGGAGTAACGTATGATAAATTACCATTCTTCCATTTTTGGCCATTACAAAGATACCATCCATCGTATTTGGTTCCTGGCTTTCCAGCTCCCATTTTATTAATTAACACATCTTGGCTTCCATTTTGATTAACAGTATCTTGTAAAAAGAAATTAGTTGAATTAAATTCATCTAAATCTATTGAAATAATTGAACCAATTGGAAATAAAACTAACATATCAGATAGTTTTCTCCAGCCTAATCTACCATTGGTATCTTCAGATGTTGCAACCCAATTTTCTTGAGGTAAATAACTTAATTGGCTTGCAACGTAAAATTCAGCTGCCGTTTTAATAACTATTTTATCAGTAAATTCTGAATCTAGTATGGTATAAAATTGATCAGATGCTGCTGCAACAGTTTCATTCCATACGTGCAATTGTGCAATATTAACTAAAACACCATCGTTTACGTTGTCAAAATCTTCTTCTAAAACATCTAAATTTAACGAAGTATCTCTATATAAGTTAAGTCTATTTGTTTGAGTTAAATCTCCATCAAGAGATTGAATTAAATTGTAATCGGTTGGACTAATACTTCTGAATCTCCATAAAGATGTTGGATCTACCGCAGAATATTCTGCGTCAGTATCTATAAAACCAGCCGTTAAAGAAGTTGGATTAGGCTTAGTTTGTCTGGGCTTAATCGTAATATTTCCAATTGCTGCATAACTATTTGCTAACCATAAAGAATCTCCAGTTGGACCTTTGGCACCTTGTGGACCGTCAGCACCAACAGGACCTTGTGCACCCTGTGGACCTTGATCTCCGTCAGCGCCGGCTTCTCCTGGCCATCCAGTTGGTCCAGCTGGACCACCTCCAGCTAAGTCGATTTGATTAAAATTAAAATTAATCTTTTCAACTTTAGGTGGAGCCCAGAAATTACCAGTTGAATCTAGGTCCGATAAAAATAATTCTTTAATAATTATAGACATTCTTATGCTATTATTTTAGTAACGACATAACACATATAGTTATAGCCATATCTCTTGTTATATATTAATCTAAATCCTAGGCGGTCTGTGACAAACGGTTCAATTTGAAAATTGCTCTGTTTAGTAAAGACTGTTAAATCAATTTGACCTGGGTTGTCAATGTTTAAAAACTCAGAAGATTGCTGTTTAGTTTCTTTGGTGTAAACGTCAATCTGATTTATAATAAATCTTGGAACAACATTCCAATCAACATATTGTTTTAAATCATCCTCGGTTGTTGTTAAATCTCCATAGGAATGAGCTGCATCGACATATTTGTCAAAAATAGGTTTAATTCCCTGATCTAACAATTCTTGTAAAACTGCTTGTTTAATATAAAAATCAGCATACAACTTATCTTCAGTTTCAAACCAAACTATAGATGTATTTGCAATTTGATTAATTCTCGTGTTATTTAATTCTTCTAAAGATTTAACGCTAATCGAATTGTATTTTGCAATCTGATATGAATCTTCAACTTTCATAATGGTTGAAGCCAAGAAACTTTTGTGTTCAATTGGATTCAAGGTACCGTACACCGATTCACGTGAATTGTTAGCGTTATACTTAGTGTAATATGTTGTTGAATATTTAGAATCAAATACGTTTATATCTTTTTTGTCTATTGCAACTTCTCCAATCTTTGGATACAACGGAGCTTTATCAGTTGAACTAGACAATTTAAGAGTAGAGTCTGGCGCGTTTGGATTTACTTTATGATAGAACATATTTTTAATAATTCCATAGTTTGTGCCAAGAAATGGAGCGTATGTGTTAAACGCTATTCCAGTTCTATTAAATTTATCGTAGATCTTTTTATTTCTTAAACTTACGACTGTATCTACCGATTTGTATTCACTATAAATATCGGTGAAGTCTACGATATCATTTACAATCGGGTTATAATATTCGTTAATTCTTCTAAGTTGTACGTAATATGCGTCATCTCTGGTTACAACTATTTTACCAACCTCACCAGATGTAATCTTGTAAGACAGTGGCTTATCTGGGTCAACTGCATATTTTAAAACTGATGGCTTTATAACAGGAGTACCATCATCTAAATGTAAACTAAATTCATTTATAGCATGTGTTCCATCAGATTTAATCGTAGTATACGTTACTTCAGGCGAATACTTTTCAAAAAGTTTTTTGAAATTAGGAGCCTTGATATTTTCTATCAATTCTTTTAAGCCATTATAACCACCATCTAAATATGTGTAATCAATATTTATTTGTTGAAATGAACTAATAGAAGTAACGCCAGTCCACTGTAAACCAGGACCGTATGTTGAATCCCATTCTACAGGATAGCCAGCAACTGAAATACTAGAATCTCCATGAACTCCTAATACTTTTAATGCTTTTTTGTCATATTGACCAGAAACCGGATTTAACCAATCAAATAATAAATATGAGTAGCTACCATTTTGTGTAATGGTCAATTGCTTCATAAATTCCGGAGAGTTTCCATCATTATCTAAAATACCATTTATATAAACAGTTCCAGTTGACCAGTTTGCATTTCTTAAATCTAATGCACCATTAATTTTAACATCAATGTAATTTTGATTCAATCTTGCATGCACTAACTCATACAGAACTTTTCTAGAAAGTTCTTTAACATCATTTTCTTGAAGTTTTAAATTAATATAAATGCAAACAAATTTAAATGCATCATTTTTAATAACTTCAATTTCAACCGTGTTTTTATTTGCATTATTTTGCAAGTTTATAACGCTTGCAAATTTATAACCGTTAACTGAAGTGTCAAAATTAAAATCAGTTGGATTTAATCTAACAGTTTCTTTTCTAGATTTATATGTGTATTTAATACCTCTAAACGTGGTGGTTGCAAAATCATGCGTGCTTCCGCCATCAAATCTGGTATATAGTTTTCTTGTTTTATGCTTTACAAATTCTTTAGACTCTCTAACGAATAAATCATTTACGTTTAAAGTTGGGTTTCCGCTAGGTATACTAGATAAATTACCAACAAATTGTAAAATCAATCCATTTGTTAAAATTGGAGTATTCGGTAAAGTAACTACAGTTCCATCTAATTTAGTGATCGTATTACCAGAAATCAGAGATGATGGAATAGGATTAGTAAAATAAATAAGAGTGTTATCATATCCTGGCGTATTATCAACCACAATGGCTTTAATAGCAGATATGTCCGAATACATACCGTCCCACACGAAAAACTTATCAAAATAGTTTTCTGTCGTACTCTTTAAATTAGCAGCGGTTAAATTTCCTTGGTTTTCATAATCAATATACCCGTTTAAAGTATGTGTATTTTCCGGAAAAGCTCTAAACACCGAAGGAATTCCATTAATATGAAAGTGTTCCATGTTATATTCTAATGGATCTCTTCCTCTACCATCTTGTAAAACCGGAGACATGTTATCAGAGCCAAAGGCTTCATTAACATTTAATGTGTAAGGTTTCATTCTTGCATTAAAAGAATCTTTAATTGCAAATTTATTAATGTGAGGTACTAACCTACTATAAAGAGCTGTTTCTTTTAATTCGTTTTCAGCTAATCTATCGTATTCTGAGTTAATTTTAAGGTCTTTAATAACTAAATCTGCATCTTCATTTAAGTTAGTGATGCTAGCTCTTTTATTAACAATCTCTGACTCTAACACTGGGAAGAGAGTTGGATAATATTCTTCAGAAATTTCATAGAATCTAGATCCGCATGCTTCAGCGTATTTTGCATAATACGGTATACCACTAATAAAGTTTTCAAACGCTAATTCATTTAATTCTGAATTTGAAGTGTTATAAAAATCAAAATCAAAATCCTTTAATGAGTATGCACTAAATTTACCATATTGCACTAAATAATCTTTAAAAATATTTACAGTTTTAGAATTAGGAATGTTTAATGGTTTTTCTAAAACAATACGATAAACTGAATTATCGTAAGGTTCTTCTAGAATCTGCTTTATCTTAACAAATTCTTTTGATGTATTGCTTTGTAAATATTTACCGACCAGGTCGATTCCGTTTTTAAGTTCAGTTTTCTTAACAATTAAAACTTCGTTCTTATTTCCTCCACCGGTAGATGTCCAAATAGACCACTCTGTAAAATCGGTATTTACGCCAGCCGGAACCAATGAATTATCTAATCCAACGTTATTATGAATGGCTATGTTAAATTGAACAAAATCTGAAATATTATTAGTTAAAACGCCAAAGGCGGTTAATTTCCTAGTGTTACCGTATGCGTAATCTTCAATAATAACTCTTTCACCAATGGATTTTGCAGTGTAAGGTATGTCTGAATGGTCAATTGCACCGGCTAAAGCTCCTGCAATATCTTGTAAATTGCCGACAGCTGAATATAAATTGCCATTAAATTTACCCTTAGGTAATGAAATATCTGCTACAAATTCAAATTCATGTAATTTATATGAATGAGCTTTTAATTCAGACAACGGCGCTAAAAATAATTTATCTGCATTATGTGGTGCAACGCTGATTGTAAAATCAATTACGTCCTTTATGTTAACCGTAAATTCTTCTAATGTAATTGAACCTTCTTTAACCTTTTCTGTAAAAATAGATGCTTTGAATTTATTCAAAGATACCGGTAATTCAGACGTATTATCGAAAATAGAATTATTTCTAATATGAAAGAATTGATTATCATTGGATTTAATCCAGTTAAGTGTAGGAAGCTTTAAATCTTCTACGTTAATGAACATATCTTGGTGAGTTAAACCGCCCGAAAGATCATAGGATGTGATGATAGTGTCTTTTTCAATCTTAATCAATTCAGCATTATCATTGTTAACAATATCATGCACCCCAAATTGGCCTTCTTCGATTGCATCTACATAAAGTCCAAAATATCTATAAATTTTATAATTATCTGCAGACTTATCATCGAATAAAAATTCTAAATTAATTAAATTAGCAGACGCAACCTGGTTTCTTTTAAAACCATCGGTGATTAACGTATTGTTTAAAATTTCAATTTTATCTTTAAATAAATCAGGATTAATAAATTCTTTTTTGCTAACAAATCCACCTTTTATAACGTCGATCCCGTTGTATATTGTTCCTTGATCACTTGCGTAGTTTTGGAAAATAGATGCTTTTGGAAAATTATCATCATTTACATGAGATCTTAAATATTTTCCAAGATTAGAATCTTTAGTTAAATCAAACGTTTTAATTAGAGTTGCTGAATTTAATAATTCCAACACTCTAGAATTTTGACCAGCATTTGAAGAATCATAAGACTTTTTATAATCAGTTTCTTTAACTCTATAAATTACAAAATAAGAAGGAATATTCTTTTCTAACCAAATCGGAGCAAAGAACTTGTATTGCTCATCATACATTTTAGTAGAATTAAATGAAGCCCCGTAATGATATTGATCTTCAAATTGCAAAGAATAATCTCCATACACTGAAATATCTGAACTTTTTCTAGCAACATCAAATGTTATGTCACTTGATAATTGACCAAAAAATCTGGCAACATCATGTGAATACGCACCGTTTGCGTTGATTGGAAATTTCTTATAATTAGACGTAGAAAGTGTATTGTTTGCTGGAATAGCATCCATAAACAATGAACCCTGTGAATCAACCACTAATTTAATATTAGTGCTTAATTTTGGGTTGGTTCTTAATAAACCAAATGAAATGTCATCAATTTTGTTTTCGACTAAATCGAAATTGGGTGTTAATAAGCTCATTAAACGTTTCCTTCTATTTGTTGTTATTTATATATCACAAATAGTAAGGAACATCTTACAAGTATCTCAATGATGAAATATCACCAGGGGTAGAGAAATCATTACTATCTACAAACATGTGACCACCTCCACCACCGCCACCGCCGGTGTTAAAGTTTGTAATCATGTCATTTGTGATATTAGTAGCAGATGAACCTTCTTGTTTGTATTTAGCGTATACTTCAACGTCAAACGTAAATTTATCGCCTCCGTTTTCTAATATATCTAAACCTATTTTCTTAGAATATGTGATATTAGTTAATGTATTGCTAACAATTCCACCAATTCTACCAGTATTATTTGCAGTGTTGCCTGCTACTGAAGTAGTATCTGCAACTCCATAATAGTCAGTCATACGATATTGGAAAATTAAATCAATTGAAATTGAATTCGTAGCACCTTGTTTAATTTTCTTAACACCTGCTTTATTATCAGCGTCTACGATTAAGCTTGTTTTTTCAAGAGGAGCTAAATATAAGTAAGCACCACAAGAATGACCACCTAATAAATACTGATCATTTGCGTCAAACGTAGTTTTTAAAGTTCTATTAACAACAACATTAGCGTTATTAGTCCATGTTGTAAATTTATATGGATTTTGGAAATCACCTTCTGCCATGTTTGCTCTTCTCGGAGCATTCTTTGACATTGAAACTAAACCATTTGCCTGAATTGCTAACGGATTAATAATACCATTATTTAAAATAGGATGATCTTTGTGTAAGAAGATTCCATTATCATAATCATTCTTTGTAATTGGATTTGAAGCGCCCGCTAATTCAACAACGGTTGCCATTGGAGTAGTTGCGTTGTACCATCCAGTCCAAATAAAAGAACTTGAATCGTTATAATATGTGTAAGCATTACCTGCGCTAAAAGAAGCGCTGTGGTAATCTCTATATCTTGTGGTTGGGTTTAAAGAAACACCTTGGAAATCGTATGAAATACCATATTCAAAATCATCAACACCAGTCGTTACGTTAAGATCAGGCGCAGTTACTGAATAAAGATCAGCATCATTTGCAAGATTACGGAATCTGGAATAAATGAATTGACCTCTAAGTTGTCCAGATTGGTATGGAATAGTGTTATAGTACGTACCTGAATTAACTGTGTTTTGATCTAAGTTTTGGTATACTACTGGAACCAAATCATATTTACCTTCTGTTGTGTAATATGTGTCAGCTGC